GGGAAGGTCGGTGGACTGCATTCGCGATCCGTTGTAGACGCGCGTACCGGCGGCGCTCGCCGCGCCGATCCAGGTCTTCACGCGAGCTTCGATGGGGTTCGCGCTCACTGGACCTCCGCGCACTGGATGACGGCGACGCGGTCGGCCTCGTCGAGGTTCACGATCGAGATGATCCGCAGGGTCTTGCCGCGCACGCTGAGGCGGTCGACTTCGGTGAGGCCGACGCGGGCGATGTTCGGCCACCGCGTCCGGATCTCCCAGTTGCTCACGACTGCGACGCCGTCGGCGTACACGCTCTCTTGGGAACCTTGCTCCCTCATGTCGCAGCGAATCGCTCCGTTCGCCGTGTAGTTGTTCGTCCGGCGGCCGAGATTGTCGGTCGTCGTCGACGCCGTCAGCACGGTCGCGGTGCGGTGGAGGCGGCCGCCCGAGATCATCGCAGCGGGCTCCTTGCCTGGTAGGTGTCGAGGATGAACTCCACCGACATCGGCACGACGTTGAGGCCGATGGGTTGGAACGCCTCGGGATTGTTGTACCAGGCGCCGACGAGCGCGATCACGCAGTGCGTGAGCGGGTCGGGGAGCGTGTCGTGACCGCACGAATAGGCGCACGACACCATCGTGCCTTCCTTGATCGCGGGCCAGTCGAGGAACCTAAGCACGGGCATCGGACCGTCCGACAGGTCGATCCAGTAGCTGGCCGCCGGCATCGTCACGGCTGTGCCATTCGGATCGGTGTACGACACGGACGAGACGGCGCCAAACGGGAATCCCGGGATCACCGTGTCGGAGAACGTCGACAGGTACAGCGTGTCCGTGCGCTGGGTGAGCGCGCGTCCGGTGCGGCGCTCGACCATCGCGAACGCCGCCTCGCGGAGGCGGATGAGGTCGGCATCGTCATCGTCGTAGTCGATGCGGAGCGCCGACTTGATGGTGGAGAGAGGTACCGACATGGAAAAGACCGAGCTCCCCTTTCGGGGAGCCGGTCCGCGTGGGAAAGACCAATCAGACGCGGATGGCGGCGAACGCCTCGGCGAGGGTCACGCGCGAGTCCGTGCGCGCGAAGACGTACATCGTGGTTGCCGCGCTGGCCGCGGCCGAGTACGGGTCGACCATCATGGTCATGCCGGTGCGGTCGAAGATCTCGAAGTACTGGAAGTCACCCACCACCGCGTAGGTGGTGTTTTCCGTCGCCGAGCCCGAGCCGTCGTTGACCCACTCGGAGATCGAGTACGGCACGCCGTAGAGGGTCGCGGGGACGCCGCCGTTGAGCGTGTTGCCGAGCGTGCCCGGCGTCCAGATGAAGTCGGCCTGGCCGCTCGTCGAGTTCTTCAGCTTGCGCGCCGCCTCGAGGAACTTGTCGTGGAAGAGCCAGCGGAACTTCGGGCTGTTGCGGTACTGCGGCGCAACCGAGTGCACGGTCGTGATGATGTTGTCGGCGGTGATCGCCGTGATCAGCTGCGGCTGCGTGCCGAGGTTCACGCCGGTGGTGATGCCGTTCGTGCGCGCGATTCCCTGGGGACCAGAGGTGCCGGCGCCCGTCGCGAAGTCGTTCTCCATCTTGCGCTGGATGCCGAGCGAAAGGCGGGTCGCGACGTAGTCCATGATCGAGCCGACGCCGCTCTGGCCGATGCCGTCCTCGATGAGCTCCTGGGTGAGCTGCGTGCCGGCGCCGTACTTGTACGGAACGACCGAGATGGTCGAGAAGCTCGGATCCGAGAGCGTGACCGCAGCGCCTTCGCCGACGAGGTAGCCAGTGGGGATCGCGTTCTCGACGAGGAGCGTGCGCTTCGAGTCGATCGTGTTCACGGTCGCGATCGAGCGGATCACGCTGTTCTGGTACATCTTCTCGCGGATGCGGCGCTCCATGTCGGTCGGCACGTTGCCGGCGGCGGTGGTGCCGATCTGTCCGGAACCCGACGAAATGGTCGCGGTGCCAAGGGTTCGCATCTCGCCGCTTGCGACGGCGCGGAGCCACTCGCGCGACTCGGCCTCGCTGCCGGCATCGACGCGCGGAGCGCGCGAGGAAAGGGTCGGCTGCGCCTCGAGCTTGGCGAGGCGGGCCTCGAGCTGCGCGTTCTGCGCGCGGAGCTCGGCGGCGGTGAGCGCCTCGTCCATGCGCGCGAAGAGCTGCTTCTCCTCGCCGGTGCCGTGCGTGTCGACGAGGTGCGTCGGCAGGCCGGTGCGCTCGGCGAACTGGTTGAGGTTGCGGCGGTAGACGTGCGCGTCGTTCTCGTAGCTGTGGTTCACATTGACATCAGGCATTTCGAAGTCTCCGGTAGAAGAGTGCGAGCCGCGCCTCGAGTGCTGCGGCGAGAGCTGCGTCGACGTGGCGCAGGCTCGAACTTGTCTGGGGATATGCGGCGTCCTGCACGATCGAGATCTCGACCAGCTGCGCCTTCTTGACGAGCCGCTGGGTGCGGTCCTTGTTCCAAGAGTCCTCGCTGACGAAGAACCCGAAGGACATCTCTCCGCTCAAGTCGCCGCGCTGTATAAGCGTCTTGACGTCACGCCCGAGCGTGGTGTCGGGAAGTTCCGCGCTGAACGCAAGCCCGTTGCGGTCCGACTTGAGCGTTAGCGTCTTTGAACGCGTGCGCGCCAGCGGCATCGACGCATCGTGGTTGTAGTAGAGCTTCACGTCGGCGCCGCTCGAGAGAGTCTCGTTGAACGCGCCCGGCGCGATGCGCTCGACGAACTTGCGGCCGCCCTCGACGATCTCGCGCGAGTCCTGGCCGTAGACCGCCGCGTAGCCGGCAAGCTTCTGCCCGTCCATGCTCTGCTCGGTCGCCTCGATGGAGCGCCTAGAAATCATTTGCAGTGCCCTCCTCGGCGGAAGTGTCGGTGCCGATGTTGGTCGAGCCTCCGCCCGTGCCCACGTTCAAGGCAAGCGTCGGCTCGTCGAGGCCGGCAAGCGGCTCGAGGTCGAGTTCCTCGCGCGCTTCGTTGCGCGTCATGATTCCCGCCTCCACGGCGGTCCTGAGCGCGGCCATGTGCTCGGCGACTCCTGGGCGCACCAGATCGTCGGTGTCGAACACGACTGAATCGAACGGCGTCGCGAGCTTCGAGAGGATCTCGGCGCGCCAGCACTCGAGCCACGGCGCGAGGCACGAATCGACGTACATCCGCGACAACCACTCCATCGTGCCGTACGTCGCGCCGGTCGACTCGCTCAGGTAGGAGATCGGCACGCCGTAGATCCGCGACACGTCGGCGATCGAAAAGCTTCGCGCCGCCTGTAGCCCTGAGTCATCGAGCGTGCTCGAGATGCGCTCGACCTTCATGCCCTCGGCGAGCACAAGCGGGCGGCCTGCGTTGCCGCTGCCGCTGTGCCGCTTCATGTAGTCGGCCTCGATCTTCTGAAGCGTCTCGAGCGGCATCTTGCCAGGGTGGACGAGCGCCACCTTGGGGTTTCCGGCGTTCGTGTACGTCTTGAGCGCCATGTCCTCCTGCGCGGCGAGGATCGACACGCTGGTGCGGCAGAGCGCGATGGGCGACTCGCCCCAGATGCCGTTCGTGTTTGGCGCCTTGAGGTGGATCAGCTGGTCCGACGTGAGGTCGCCATACACGCGCGTCTTGTAGATCGGCTGTCCCTGCGTCGTGTCGAGCGACACGGAGTCGGTGTCGAGCACGATGAGCTCGAGGATCTCGCCGCCGCGCGTCCTGTTGATCGCTGCAAAGGCGTTTCCCCAGAGGAGCGCCTGCATCGTCATCACGCGGCGGAACTCGAAGGCCGACATGTACGGCGACGGCGAGCGGAGCACGCTGTCCGCGCCGGATGAGGAGACCTCGAGCGGCACGCGCGCGATGTCGTTTGCGATGAGCGTGACGGCGCGGTACACCGGCGTCCACCGCAGCGCGTTCGACGCCGTGACGTACGGCATCGAGCTCGACTCCATGGGGAGGATCGTCGATTTCCACGGCCCTACGAACATGCGCGCGAGGTAGTCGCGAATCACGGCGGCATTGTTGCCGCGCAGTCAAGTACCTAGTGGACCCAAATTGCGGATCTACAAATCCTCGTAGATCGACCGCGACTGCCCGCCCCACGCATGGATGGCGATGATCGCGGCGACAAGCGGGTCGACGATTGAACGGCGCTGCTCCTTCGTGATCGCGATGTTCCCGTTCCTGTCCCGCTTGGCGATCGCCGTCCGGCAGGCGGTCCGCATGATGGGGTCGTCGCCGATCACGATTTTGCCTGACGCCCAGAGCTGTTGGAACAGTTGGCACCCGGGCCCGAACGTGGCGATCCCCATCGAGTAGGCCTCGACGTTGTGGCCGTCTTGGGCGAGAACCTCGACCATGTACTTCGAGCCCCAACGGTCGTAGGCGACGGATTGGACCGAGAGATGCTCGGCGACCTCGACCAGCGTCGCCCGGATCCGCTCGTAATCGATCTCCCGCCCTGGCGTGAGCTCGATGTGCCCGTTCGACGCCCACGTCCGCACGGGAAGGCGGTAGTCGATCTCGCGTTGGGCGACGTCCTGCTTCGGCCACCAGTACCAACCGCGCAGCACGACGCGGCCATCGTCGAGCGGGATCGCCGCGACCATCGCCGTCATGTCCAAGGTCTTCGACAGGTCGAGGCCGATCCACGCCGGACGGCCCTTGAGCTCGTCCCAGTCGACGGACTGCCCGCCCGGCCAGAGGGCCATGTCGAGCCATCCGCCCGTGTCCTCGCACAGGCGCGCGCAGTGGTACCGCGTGAACTCATGACGCCCCAGCGGCGTCTGCTTCATGGTGTTCCAGGCGCGCCGCAAGCTCTTGACGTCGGGCTGTCCGTACTCCATCGACGGGTTGGCCTTCGACCAGGCGCCTTCGTCCTCGATCGCGTCCTCGGCGTCTAAGCCGAACAACATCGGCATGAACGCGTCGTCCTCGACCTCGCCGCGGAGGATCGCCTCGCCGGTCGCGACGAGCTCGCCGTAGATGTTGTCGGGCTGCGCGCCGGGCGTGGTGATGATCAGGCCGAGCGACTCGCGGCGCTTGGAGCCCGTCGTGAGGAGCTTGGTCAGAAACCGCCCCTTGAACTCGGCCGCCTCGTCGGCGACCCACATGGACGGGTTGAGGCCATCGAGCGACTTCTCGAGCGCGGGAAGCGCGCTCATCTCGCAGTCATTCGCCGGGCGGCCGATGCGGTCGAAGTACGTCTTCCATCCATCGGCGCCCAGGCGGCCGATCATGGTCTTGGCGGTGTCGAGGCAGATCTCGGCCTGGTGCTCTGTGTTCGCGAGCACGTGCACGCGGCGGCCGTCGCCCTGCGCCATGTCCCAGAGGCACAAGCCGGCGGCCAACGTCGTCTTGCCGGCGCCGCGCGCGACCTGGAGGATCGCGAGCTTGACGCGCCGGCGGCGGTCGTCGGTGTACCGCCACCCCCAGAGGTTGGCGAGTACCCACACTTGCCACGGGTGGAGCTCGAAGGCGCGTCCCGAGTCGTCGCCGACGAGCGAGAGCTCGGCGAAGTGCTCGGCGAGACGGTCGACCGAGTCCCAATCGAGGTAGACGTCGGCGCGCTCGAGGTCGCGGGAGAAGCGCTGGCAGGCCGCGAACACCCATTTTGACGCGGGGCGCGACCCGTCGAGCACGCTGTCGACGTACGCCGTCACGACATCGCGCGCAGGCGTGCGAAATTTCGCTGCGCT